TACAGTTCCCTCCATATCCTTGGCCAGCTTTAAGGCCTCAAAAAGTTTGTCTTCAGCTTCCCTGCGCCTTGCCGTAGCGCGTCTTTCATCGTTTTTAGCGTCTTCCCACTCTGCTGCAAGTGACTCGATTGTTGTTTTGTTCATCAGTCAATCGCCCACCAAATGTAGAGAATTACCGCCAAGTAAACGGCAAAGATCGTTCCAATTACCCAAATTATGTCGTTCATTCTCCGCTCCATGTGTCTTTAGTTCGGTCTGTGATTCGTCGGGCTCGCACGACCAGCTCAACAAAGCATCGTATCTGCTCAAGAGAGGTGGGGGTGAAGATGCTTTTCTTCTGCGTCGGCCCCACCAATTCCATGCATATGCCGTTCCATCCGGCGTTTCGGGTCATGTTGATGAGTTCTTCGTCAGTCACTCTTCACCCCCGATGCTTTGTTGATCGCGTTTTGAACCATATCCCACGCGTGCTTGGGGATGCAGCCGTCGTCGTTTTCCAAGTTTTGGAGCGCCTCCAGCAGATCGGGTGCAGCGGCGATTAGTCGGGCGTTGGCTTCAGAGCAGACTGCAATCATGTCGATTTGTCCTTGTGCTCCAATGCACCAGTCTTCTGTATTAACGGCGCTTGGATCTTGTGTGGCCACCCACGGCCCTGGTGTGTGTTTGTTCATTCCTCACCCCCGATGCCGTGGGCTCGCTCAATGATGCGAACAATTTCAACAGCGAAGGAAGGCGGGCTGGTGCTAATTAGAGAAGATATCTCCTCATCCGTCAGCGGCTTGCGCTGGTGACTATCTGGATAGTCACTAGGTACTGTTTGACTTGCCAGCGCGGCGCGGAGCAAATCCATCGCGGTGTCAATCTCCCCAGGCAGCGCAATGCCGCCGGGGGAAAGACTGAGTTTGTTGATGTCTTCCAGTACCGCCAGCGCCATCTCTGCTGCTTCTCGTAGTGTGGTCATGTGTTCTTCTCTTTAAGTTTTGCTGCTGTCACTCGGATATAACCAAGCGCTCTATTAGCTGAACCTTTAATCCAATCAATATCCTCATCCGTCAGGCTTTTCCATTCGCGTGGAGGTGGGGCGGTATAAAGAGGTTCAACCCACGAAGCGTATTGCTCGCCGTTTCTTTCAATAAACCTCTGTTGATACTCTTCGTTGTCTTGGTAGTAACGAAATTCATATCCACCCTCGCCATCAAAAGTACGCCACGCCACCGGCTCCGGCTCCGGCTGCTCCAGCACTGCGCGAAGAACAGCAATCTCTTCATCCACGTTTTCTCTTGTCTTCAGATTGTTAAGCGCCTCAAGCGCCTTCTCTGCAGCTTCACGTAGTGTGGTCATACCTTACCCCGGATTCCGTGGGCGCGCTCAATGGCGCGGGCAAAACGTAAAGTGTCGTCATGCGGAGAAATGCCATCTTGAGAATTAACTGCAATTTTTCCAATCTCGTCATCAGTCAGCGGCTTGCGCTGGGGTGGCTTGCACATCTTGCCGTCAATATCCACAAGCCCTTCACGTTCCTCGGGGGTCAGCGGGTAACCGCAGGTGCTGCACTCGATTAGTTGTTTCATTTCGTCCCCCTTGCTCGGATGGCTTTGGCTGCGCGTGAGCCATATATGTTTACGCCAGTTGGTGTGTGCGTGTCGCAGATTGTTTTTTCGGCCAATGCCGCGCAGGCTTCGCGTTCAGCGGCTTCAACGAGTGCGGCGAAGCGCTCAAGCTCTTCCTGCGTGATCGTCCAAAAGTCGTTATGCCACGCGGGTTTCTTGTCGGGGTCGCAAGCTTGCTGCATCAGCTTGATGATGTCGTCTTGGGTCATACATTCCCCCCAATCTTCGCAATGATCGCCCCCAAGTCAGGCCCCTCCCAAGTGCCCAGCTTGCCAGAACGATCCTTGGCCAACCAAAGCCCGTCCGAGTCGCACATCAAAGCGCGTTGGGTATTGCCTTCGCCATCTTTCTCAACTCGCAGGGCCAAAACTTCATCAACTAGATATGGAATTTGCTGAGCTAACTTATTGCCAGGCATTGATGGGCTGTAAAGAATTCGGCCTGCTTCATCTTGAGCCTTTTCGCATTTAGCCGAGAAGTAGATGTGCTTGCCCTGAAGGTCACGAAAGGCGCGCATGATCTCAAGAACTTGCACTTGCATTTCCCCGTATGCCGCTCTTCCGTCTTTGTTGACGCGCTTCTCACGAGCAAGAACAACTTCCGCAATTTCGCTAATTGAGTCAATGGCAATGGATGCAAATTCTTTTGCTTCTGCACTCTCAGAAACAAAGCGATAGGATTCCATCAATGAGTCATAGTCCGTTACTTCAATGTATGGAATGTCAGCGTCCTTGATTGACAGTAAACCGGATTCCGCGCTGATAACCAATGGGGTGGGCAATGTTGGAATCAATGAAGTCTTCCCTGACCCACTAGCGCCATACACAACCATGCGAACACCGTTGTTGTGAATTCCGCTTGTTCGTTTCAAATTAATTGCCATTTTTCTTACTCCTTGCAAGTTTGGTTGATGAAATTTTTGCTTTAGTTTCTTCTGATAAAACTCTACGTCGATTTGCTTCAGATATTTTTAACCTAGCTTCTATTGGCATTTTTTTACCAATTTGCCTTTTCCTGGCTTTTGCTCTTGCTTCATCCGAATGCGCCCTCTTTTTTTTGCCTTGATGTGCTGCTGCAATCTTTGCTTTATGTTCTTCGCTCTTTGGTTTCCCACGTCCAACAGGCCCAGGCAGGCCGCCTTCTTCAATATTGACTAGGTTTTCCTTAAGGTCTTTGAAGCAAGCAATTAAAAATCGCTCATGTTCAAGAGCATCAAGTTCAAATGCCCAATGAGCCAAAATCTCAACTTTAAAATCCGTTTTTGCAACTATGTTTGTCCACCAGAAGTTGCGACCAGTCCTCACATAAGCCCGGCGGCCACTTCCTTTCCCAATGTAAAACGGCTTGTTATTGTCAAGTCGAATGTGCATATATGTGTAAAAACTCATGCGTTCATTTCAAAAAGGCGCCACTGGCGCAGGTTGTTGCGGGGCTTGACGAAATGGGGTGGGCTTTGGTTTAGGAAGCGGCACCCCCTTGTAGGTGGGGAAGGGCCAGTCTTTCATTCTGTATATATGTGTTGGAACAACTTATCTTCGGGTGTGCCTGCTGGGGCGCTGAACTGGCCGAGGTGGATGTAAGCACTGTGCCCCATGATGTACGCCGTAAAGCAGACGCGGCGCTCGCCGTTGAATGTGACGTTGCGAATGTCGGCCAAGCGAATATTGTCGGTTGTTGTGTTCATGATTAGAAAGCCACCCCGTTGTTGATGCAGTCAGCATAGAGTTCGGCGGCTTCTTTGGCCTCGTGCCAGAAGTCGCAAGTGGTGATCATATGATTGCGGCTGGGATAGTCCGTCTCGAACACGCACCAGTACGCACCGACCTGAGCAGCGTACACTTTAACGAAGCCGTCTTTGTGAATGAGTTCCATGTGTCTCTCCGTTTGCTCTGCTTCGTCAGGGAATCTGTTCAAGCAGTGTTGACACTATAACTTGATGGGGTGTACGATGTCAACACCTCAACACAACATTTTCAACAAAATGCTTACATTAGAACAGATCAGAGACCAGCTCCAGGACCGACGACTCACTGTCATTGCAGAGCGTACCAAGCTGCATCCGAACACGCTGCGGGACATTCGCAACAATGCGGATTGCAATCCAAGCCACCGGGTTTTGGCGGCTTTAAGTGACTACCTGACGGCCTGTGCCCAGGCGGTGCTACATGGCTGATCTAAGCAAGATCTTGGGTGGCCCATGGTCGCCACCAGCCGAGCCGCCACCACTCGCACCCGAGGTTCAGTTCATTGAGGCTATCCGCAAAAGCGGCCTTGATGTGCCCGAACAGCTCATTCTGGACGGGAAGATTCACCGGTTCCGTTCTGGTGCCAGCGCAAAGAGTCTGAGTCGATCTGGCTGGTATGTGGGCCATCTTGACGGCATCCCATGCCTGACCTTTGGCTGTTGGAAGCAAGACATCACGGCCACAGTCAAAGCTGACGTAGGCCGAAAGTGGACCCATTTAGAGGAAATGGCCCACGTTGCCCGCGTTGCTGCTGCTAAAAAGCAGCGTGACGCAGAAGTTGAGCGGGATCGTTCAGTAGCGGCGAGCACAGTAGAGACAATTTGGTCCGGTGGCGTAGCGGCAAGCCCTGAGCACCCATATCTTAAACGCAAGGGCGTAGAGCCAAACGGGGCGCGTGTAACAGGTGACGGCCGCCTCATGCTACCTCTCTTTAGCCCCGACGGCGAGCTATCGAGCCTCCAATATATTGATGAGTCGGGTGGCAAGCTGTACCACTCTGGTGGTCAGACGGGCGGCATGTATTGGATGTTGGGCACGTTAGATCAGCCTGGCGTGTTGTAC